CCGACCACTTAATAACCACATTCGGCGGGGCAGCTTCCTATCCTGTTAGCGCCCCGCCTCTCCCCTTAGAGGATTTTGAAATATGGCCGATTTAGGGACAGTGACGTTATCCGAAGAAACCTATTCTTATATTAAGAAAATATCGTTTTCTTGGTTATCAGACGGCGACGGTAAGGCTACCAAAACAACGGAGGAATCTTACACGGGTGAGGTTATACGCCTTGTGACCGTTCCTGATGGGGTGGATGCTCCCGATGATAACTACAATATAGTTATCTTGGACGAGGATGGTACGGACATTCTGATGGGCGCAGGTGCAAGCAGAGACACGGCGAATACAGAACAGGTCTTGGCTACCTCTCTTGGATGTGTCGCTAATGACCAGCTATTTTTGTCAATTACGAATGCCGGAGCCGCCAACAAGGGGACCGTGTACCTTTATATACGCTAAGGAATGGTGGCAATATGGCGCAACCTGATTGGATAGCACATGCAAATTCAGTAACAACGATTGTCGGCTTTCTCGTCGCGGGACTGTTCACCATTGTTTGCTGGTTCCTCATTAGGACAATCGGGAAGATAGATGCAAACCAGACGGAGCTTTTCAAGAAATATGGCGACCATGAGCATCGTTTGTCGGTTTTAGAAGGCTCACATGCGGCTAGAACGGAGATGAATGTAAGGTGCTGAGAGGATAATAGATGGTTTCACCCGAACTCAGAACGAAAATAGAAGAAGCGGCAAGGATTCACGGTTTAGACCCTGATTTGGTCCATGCTTTCGTATTGACGGAATCCAGCGGCAATCCAAGGGCTACCCGCTACGAACCTGCTTTTTATCGCCGATATATCGCTCCCCACATTTCCAAATATACGGAATCAGAAGCGAAGGGCCGGGCTACAAGCTTTGGCTTGATGCAGATCATGGGACAGGTAGCGAGGGAGATTGGATACAAGGGAACATTTGAAGACCTGCTAAAGTCGGAGATGGGGCTGGATTGGGGATGCAAATATCTTAAACGGCAGTTGGTTAAATATGCGGGAGATGGAGCTATCGCAGCTTATAATGCCGGAAGTCCACGCCGGACAGACACGGGAAAATCTTTCAGGAATCAGGCATATGTAGATAAAGTCCTGAATTATTATAAAGAGTTAAAGAAGGTGAGCAAATGAAACGTTTAGCCGTTTCCGTTTTAATAACCTTGATGCTGGTCGGATGCACATCTACCCGGATAGCGACGAATATAGGAGCAAGAGTAGGAGATTCCTTTCGTGGTTCTTCCGCGAGAGGATTGGAATCTGCAAGTGAAATCAAATCTTGCTGGCCCTATGTTAGTGGACTTATTAGGGGATTATACGCTGACAATTACGATATTGAAGTACCGGTGGTAGCCAAGAATATCATTACCCAATTAGATGCCTTGGCAGCGAAAGAAAAGCTTACCGACGATGAAAAGGGCAAGATCATAGGCTATTACGTGCGGCTTGAGGCGTTGGCCTTAGAATTGGGTTGGTCTAAATACGGCGTGAATATCTATCAGATGATCGTGAAAGTGATTGGTTAAGTGGATACTGATGTTCTGGACAGCATCAAAATAGAGAGGATTCCTGGAACTGAATACGTTCGACTACTGGAACCATTTTTGTTTTACTCTGTAGTTCTCCGTAGTTGGTGTGCTATCCCCAAGGGATTTATCTATGACGAAGAATCCGTTCCGGTATTGCGAGGCACAAACCCCGAAGCTGGCGCAGTCCATGACTATCTGTGCCGGAAAGACAGCATTCCTCTCGTAGATAAGAAAACGGCTGCGGCAGTTTATCAGGAATTTCAAGCCTACTACGACAATATGGAGATGGGGTTTTTTAACAAGATTTGGGATTGGGTTAAACGGCAATTCAAGACCGATGTGGTGAAGGTAGCACCTGATTATTTCCATAAACACCGTGTCAATGCTTCATACGAGGAAATGAGCCAATGAATCTCACCCTTATCAGAAAAACATTTACCGACAAGTCAACCATTGGAGAATTGCTGATTGATGGGAAATTCTTTTGTCACACCTTAGAGGATATAGTTCGGGAGGTGAAAATACCCGGTCAAACGGCTATCCCTTACGGTTCTTATGAAGTCATCATTAATTACTCTAACCATTTCAAGAAGATGATGCCTCTCTTGATGAATGTTCCCGGTTTTGAAGGGGTAAGGATACACATCGGAAACATGAATAAGGACACCAGAGGATGCCTGTTGCTTGGTTACACAAAGGGTGCGGATTTTATCGGTCAGAGCAGTAAGGCTTTTACTGATTTTATCCCATTATTACAGTCTGGTTTGAAGGCAGGTAAGGTCAGAATCGACATCGTAAAAGGATAGTTATGCTGAACATAACCGACAAGGAAGTGGTTGTTATGGCTTTGGTGATAATCGGGATTTACTCTCTTTATCAGATGGGCGTGGACGCTGAAAACGTGATTACGTCAATAGTTTCCGGTTTGTGTGGAATAGCAGTGGGCAAGAGTTTAGAGGGTAAGCCATAATTAAGACAAACGGTGAAGGGAAAGAATCGACGGTGAACGCATGATAGTAATCCCATATCTCCAACCAGCAACCGAACCAGTGACCTGCGACGAATTGAAACTCGCAATGGGAGACTCAGGTTCTCTTGCGGACAATTCAACGCTTTATCCGTGCATCCCTGCGGCCTCGTACAATATCGACTATGAACTGATGACACTGGATGTAGTCCCTGCAACGGCATGGGTGGCAGGGGATATTATTACAGGACAGACCAGTTCCAAGACTTGCGTTATCGTGACGGTGATTACCACCAAGACTTTTATAGTCAAGAGCCGGTCAGGTGCCTTTACCCTTGGTGAAATTGTGGGCGTAACTGGCGTGGCGGCGAAACTGGCAGACCAGGGCGCAGCATTCCCGACATTCTCATCAACGTATAATTCTGGATACATGGTTCTGGGAACACCGATTGACGTATTAGGCCATACCTCTGTTGTTTATTTACGACCCATCAATAACGGCACAGGTGGCACCGTGGACGCTCGAATTACTGAGTCTGATGTAATCACTGGCCCGTTCACAGTCTGGTCAACGGCGGCGTTTACGCAGGTTACGGAAGCAACTGATACGGTAATCCAAGAACTTACCTATACCGGAAGCAAAAAGTACATCAGGGTTGAAGCGAAGCCCCTTGTGGCAGCATGTGAATTTTCCACCGATGTGATGGTTTGGGAGCCGGTGAGTGCGGAAGATAGCCTACTGGAAGAACTCATTGCGGCTGCGCGAATTTCGGTTGAAAATGATACGTCTAAGAAAATAATGCAGCAAACTTGGGATTATTACCCGCAGCGCTGGCCTTCAAGTGACCGAATTAGAATTCCATTCGGGAATCTTGTCAGCGTGACTTATGTAAAGTGGAAAAGCACAGACGGCACAGAAACGACTCTCGTAGAAAATACGGATTATGTCGTGGTGTCGAGGGGGGATCAGTGTGGGTTTGTCGGACTTCCATATCAAGGTTCATGGCCCACAGGGGAACTTTATCCCCACGATCCAATCACTATCCGATTCGTTTGTGGCTACGGTTTGGCCGCAGATGTTCCCGTAAATATCAAGCAGGCAATAAAACGTCGGGCGATTAACCTCTACATGAACAAGGGCGATGACGAAGACGGTCGGGTGCGAACACCTGACATGAGTTATCCCCGGATGATAAATAATATTGGCCGTTTATGGGATATGGAGTTTTTATAATGGGCATGAGAATTTACGATGACGATTTAGAGAAATTAATATCTGAAGGGGAAGAATGGCCGCCTCGTTGGATTAGCGGAAAGCATATCGTATTTGAACGTCCTCTTTGGCATGTGATTTTTAAGATGTTTGGATTCACTAAATATTATGGTCATAGCTGGCGGAGGATTTCATGAGGCTGGGCGACCTCAACAAAAACTTAATTTTCCAAGCCCCCTCCGGCAGCCCCGTAGTGTGGACGACCATATTCACCTGCAAGGGTGCGTGGTGGAATTTGAGTGGTGCTGAGAAGATTGCAGCCTTATCTTCCGGCAGCACGATAACAGGCAAGGTGCGGATAAAGTATCGACCAGCGGCGATAAAGACAACTTGGCGTATTTTATGTAATGGCTCTGTTTTGGGGATAGTTTCTCCTCCGATTAACTTGGGCGGAGAGGGAAAGTTTTTGGAACTACATGTCAAAGAAGTGGCGTAAGCCAGAAAGAAGTTATGGGACTATTGGTATTTTGCATTATTTTTGTGGGAGCATTAATTATCACATCTTCCGAGCCGTTTTTATGGATGATGTATAAAAAGAAACATAAAGGGAGGTGGCGTAGGCCGGAAAGGAAGTTATGAAAGTAAGAATCGTAAACAACAATGGCAGGGGTCGCGATACATTTATTACCGATACCGATACCGGGGAAAGAATACCTGGCATATATGCGGCAACAATTCATTGCGAAAGTAATCAGCGGGTGACTGCCGAACTAACATTTTGCATACCGGAGATAGATGTTTTCGCCATTGCCAAATTAAGCGAAAAGACAAAGCAGGATATGAGAAATCTTTACGAAGTCCTGCGATCAATAGAAAGAATGGAAGAAGCGCTTATGGAAGAATACGGTCTTGATGGCCCGAATGATAAGAAAGTTACTTGGGAAGAACATATTGCGAAGAAAAGAATGGAAGGTGAAGAGCTTAGATTAGGAAACCCAACGGCAAACAATAATGAATTAAAAGGCAAAATAGTGAATGGTTTTGAACTTGCCGACCTAAAACAAGAAAACGATAAGATAGAGGCCATTGATGTTACTGAGGTGAGAGATGACACATTTTATTATAAAATTATGAAATGCTAATTTTGGAGATTGTTTAAATGCAAGCCCTGATCGATGCCATAAAACTTAAATTTCAAGATTCGGCATTATACAATGCGGTCGGCGGACGGGTTTATTTCGATATGGCCGATACCAACGAGTACCCGCGTGTGGTCTATCATATTATTACATCTACGCCGGATGATACTTTTACTGAGAATTACGACAACACGCTCATTCAGTTTGATTTGTTTGCTGCGAAGTCGGCAGACACGACAGAAATCACAACCATGTATCAAAATTTAATTACGCTATTTTCTACGACACGGCCAGATGGGAGTACTGCCAGAAGTTGCCAGATTACATTATCGACAGGAGAGATTATTCCAATTAGGCATTCAAACCTAGTGACATTATCCGAAGATTTTGATGAGCCTCTGCCAGACGGTACTACTGGCTTGTCCCATTTTGCAGTTGATTTTGAGGTAGGGTGAAAATGAATAACGAAAAGAAACTCTCCGAGATAACCGGAAAAGACTGGATTATTTGGCAATGGTTTGAGGTTGATGGGGTTTTCGGAGAAACAGAGAGAAGGTTTACCAGAGGAATGCAGCGAACGCCTACGGAAGCATTGCAGGCGGCACAAGAATGGGACTTTTTGGAATCAGTGAAAGGCGAAGATGAAGCAATAAATTAACATAACACTTTAACAATCAGGGTTCCTTCTAAGATCCGGCCAGACCGAGGGAGGCGACCAAGAATACTGAAGGGCAGCCATGTAGGGCTACATACCTACATCGCTGCCCTTTTTTATTGCCCTGAATCCAACAAAACGGAGGAACTAATCATGGGAGCAAATACAGAAAAGGGATGTAATGCGGCGATTGTTTTGAAATATGGAACCGCAGATCAGGCAACAGTAAAGGGGCTTAATTCTTTAACCCTTCCTTCGCTGACCAGATCGATAATCACATCGGAAGAGTTCGGCGTTGACTTCGCTTCTTCGGATGCAGGTGGTGGAAAGTACGGAGATATTCAGTACGGCGGGAATGCTATTACCGGCGATACCAAAGGGCAGGACCAGCTTAAAGCTTATTTGGTTGCCAACACCAAATTCACGGATGCGCGGGTTTATATCAATACCGTGACAGGACATTTTCTGGCCCCTGATACCGCACAGGACACAGAGGCGGGATTTCAGGTAACGGAAAATACACCTGGTTCGGTTGGCGTCAACGACACGTTCAAGTTCACGGGGAAATGGTGTTGCAATGGCCGTTACGCTATCTTTACCGTGCATCGTCCTGACGTGGACACCCCGAAAATCGCCTTTGTCGCCTCTGCTACACCCACAACTACCGGCGCTACCATCACGGATTCAACCAGCGCATTTGTCACCGATGGTTTTAAGGCAGGGCAGACGCTTATCATCGAAGGCTCAACGACCAATGATGGAGTTTACCTCATTAAGACAGTCGTAGACGGGACCATCACTCTCGACATTCTGGGGGCCAAGAGCCAGTTGACCGCTGAACCCGCGTTGGCAACTACAATTCTGCACGGCGGAACCCTTTAAAATTAACCCTTAACCGGCTGGAAGGCCAGAAAGAGAAAGTGATTTATGAATTGCTTGGAAGATTTGGGAGTTGCAAAAGAAAAATGGTTCTTCATGGAAGGTGGCGGAAAGGTGCAGTTTCGGACTGTACCTCCTGCGGAGTTCAGGAAAATCCAGAAAGCAACCGTGCATCATAAGGTTGACTTTAAAAAGGTAGAGGGGACTCCGGCAAGGCTGGAATACACTAAGACCGATGAAGACCTGCAAAATGAAATGTTTTGGGATTACGCGATTGTGTCATGGGACGAGTTCGCCTTCAGACACCCCGAAACAAAAGAGCAGATACTTTGCACTTCCGATACCTGTACCAAAGAGAACAAGATGCTTCTCATTACACAGTCGAGTAAGTTTATGAAGTTCGCCAATGACAGCCTGAAGGAACTGAGTGAAGACGAAAGCAATGAGGCAGAAGCGGAAGCAAAAAACTCATCGACTTCGCAGTTTGGCGATCCTGTATCGGAAGGCTAAATTGCAAAGATTGTGTAAAGGCATATAAGGCGGCAAGTACGGCACTTCCTTTTGAGAGAGATAAGGAAATTCCGTTACAAGAGCCGCCTTGTGAAACCTGTAAACCAGAGCCGCCAATGAGAGAGAATGCCCCGGCACTGGCGGTTTATGACCGCTGCGGGGACGAGTGGATTCACGCAGGGGAAGAGGGGGCGATTATGGCATTACCAAGCCCCTCGATTGAATCTGCGATGAATATAACCGGCATACTTGAGCCATTGGAAAGGCAGAGGGTTTACGACAAGGTAAAAATGATAAGTCGTGCCATCGTAAGTGAATCAAGAATAGCGCGGGAAAAAGCAAGAGCTGAAGCATCATAGCTTTTGCAGAAAGGAAGCCCCCGGATACGCCATGCGAATCTTGCCGGGTTGAGCTAAGGGTGGAAAATGAGGAAGCCGCCGAGTCTTTCAGGTGGTTCGGCGGCAATGCCTCTTCTTTTTCATATTACCATTTCCTGAGTGAGAGGCAAAAGGAATGAGATTTGAAAAATGGCACGCAGGGGAAGTCCTGAAACAGTTCGAGGATCAAGCGGAATCCAATGCCAATGACTTTATGGATCAGGTGGCTATGAATGCAAAGGCACGATGCCCCGTTGATCCTGTGACATTCCGCGAAGGGCATTTCGCATCAGCCGATGTTTCATTCACTCCGAGGACAGGGAGTAATAAAAATAAGCTTGTTCAATATCATACCGACAACCGCTGGACGGGGAGATTCCCCAACCAGCTCAAGAATACGATCAGGCGTGTAAGCAAGCCGGGTAGCGGCAACGTGCGTGTATATTATGGTGATTTTAAAGTTTACTACGGCCTTATGGTGGAGAAATTGGGCTACCACGACAGATCAGGTAAATTCCACAAGCCCGAACATTTTTTACAAGAACCTTGGGAAGAAATGAAAAATAACGCAGCAAAGTTTATCCAGACGGGGAGTAAATAATGGCTACCAGGCTTGGTGTCGCCTATGTTGAACTTGATATGGATTACACGCCTTTTCAGAAGGCTCAAAATAAAATTGTCAATGAATCGAAAGAAGCCGGAAAAACCATTGAGGAAAACTTCAAACGGCTCGGTGTGACTGCTGACAATATGTATCAGGCAATGGCGAACAGGGCCATCCTTGCGTTTGAGAAAATAGGTCTTTCAGGAAAATCCTCGTTCGATGAAGTGGCACGATCATATGCCGCTACCGTCGCCAAAATCAATTCTCTCAATGTAGAAATGACAAGGAACCCCCTTTTCGGTGCACTGGGCATTAAATCTCAGGCAGAGATCGAAGCACAAAAAGCGGCCATCATATCTTATTATCAAGCAATAAAAGACACTGGTTCGGCCACTGCCCTTGATTTAGTCAACATCGAGACTGCCAAGAACGCCAGATTGAAGGCTTTAGATGATGAATTAAATGCCGTGCAGATAGCCAATGATGCCAAAAGGGTTGCATCCGCTAAAGCTGCCAACAAGGAAAATGCTGATTGGTGGATGCAGAAATATAGCCGTGAAAAAAGCTATCTCAAGGCCCAAGAAGAGGCTTATGCGGAAAATTCCCGAAGGCAAAAAGCGTCTGCCGAAGCTGCGGAAGCTCCGTGGAAAACACTCGGTATTAAATCTGCGGCTTCCATAGAAGCACAAAAAACCGCCGTCATATCCTCTTACGATGCTATCAAGAATTCAGGCACCGCCTCAGCCCAAGACCTTGTAAATATCGAACGAGCCAAAAACGACAAACTGAAAGCCCTAAATAAAGAGATGGTAGGTTCACATGAGATGTCTATGGCCTCCATGACCAGGGCTGTCTTGCGTTTCTACGCGGCGTGGTACGTGGCTTCGTTGGCAGGTGGCGCGGTCTTTAATTTCTTTAAAGACGGAGTTGAGACAATAGACAAAATGAACCTGTCCGCAATCACCATAGCGGCAACGATAACAAATCTACAAGGAACCTCTGGCAATGTCGCCGCAAATTATAAAAATAACCTCGCCTATGCGAAAGCGTTAGTTCCAGTCTTGATGCAGATAGACGCGGCTTCGACAGCCAATCTTGAACAAATAATGTTAATCAATAATCAGTTGGCAATGCACGGAGTGATCCTTGATGGTAATAATAAAAAACAAATAGCATCAATGACAGCATTGGCTACTGCGATTCAGATGTACACATATGGGCAAAGTAAAGAACAGCAAGCTACTCAGGAGACTAACGCATTATTGACTGGGCAGATAGATAAGCGAAGTAAGATCGCTTTCATGGTTGATGAATTAATTAAAAGACAGGGAGATTATAAAGGCGGATTAAAAGAGTTAAACAAAGAAGCTCAAACGCATCAGGACTGGCTGGAAAGAATATACCCTTATTTAATAGGTATTGCCGCCGCATCTGGTGATATCACTTTAACATGGGAGGCCGTTGGATCATCGATTAAATCAATATGGATGCTTGTCCAGCAGGAAATCTTTGCCGATTTCTATAAAGGGCTGGTCACAGGGGGGCAGGATGCAGTCGGTTGGTTCAGGGAAAACATACCCGCAATAGGCCAATACTTTAGAATTGCGATGAATGCCGTTGGTGATGTCATTAAAGGGGTGTGGAATGTTTTAAAGGGTTTCGCTCCAATGGCTCTCGATTTTGGCAGGGCTATTGCCCCTATTGCTTATGGATGGGGCGGAGTATTGGCGGCCATGAAACCAGTAGGAACTTTTTTAGGGTCATTGATATCATTCACATGGGAACTTGTCAGGATGATTAGCAACGCCGCCCATGCTGTTTATTCGCTAGGGAAAGGCGATGTTTCCGGCGCTAACGCAGCATGGGAGTCAGCGAAGAAGAATTGGCAGGAAGCAAACAAATACGCCGCAGAGGGAAGAAAAGCAGTTACTTCCGGCGTTGCTGACGCAATAGTAGCTTACGATAAGCAGTACAAAGCGGCAAAAAAAGCGAGTGAGGCTTACACTCTTCCGAAAGTATCTCCGGGAACCGGCAGTTCCAGCAACAAAACGTCGGGGGCATCCAGTACCTCAAGTGCTACTAAGGATTATAAAAACGAACTCCAAGAACAGTTAAACGATATCACGGAGTTTTATAATAATGCCATTGCGAAGGACGATCAATGGCGGGAAGCACAGCGTGAGAATGGCGCACGGGAGCTGGTAACATCAACATTATATTACAATGCGAAAGAGGATGCTTTAGCTATATGGTACGCCAATGAATACGATGCCATTAAAAAAAGTAAGATAGCTGAATCTGAAAAAAACAAAGACCTCGCTAAACTCGCTAAGGACTACAGTAAGGCAGATAACGCAATTGCTATTGATCGTCAGAAAGACAGCGCCGCCATAGCCAAAAAAGAACTTAGTACCCGTGCCAACTTATATCAGACCATTAATGAATTTTCTGATGAATCCCTTCAATGTCAAATAGATAATTTTGAGGAACAGTGGAAAGAGACAACCAAATACGCCAAGAATGATGAAACACTACAGAAGGCGCATGAAATATCAATCCAGAATATAAAAGACAGATTCTCTAAGAATAAAATTCAAGCCGAAATCTCATATTGGAACACTGTAGATCAATATTCGGAAGAATCTCATAATGCCCAAATTAAGCAATGGAAGATTGAGGCACAAGAATACGCCAAACTAGGCAAATCAAAGGAGCAGATTGATGCTTGGCTTGCCGCTAAAGAGAACAAATACCAGCAAGATCAATTAAACTCTGATTACAGCTACTACTCCCAAATCGAAGGTTTTGAACAGACAGCCTACGAGATGAAGCTGAAATATATCGAGGCAGAAAAAGAAGCTCGCATTGCGGCGGCCAATGCTGGCGTAAAAACAGAGGAAGAAAAGGCACTACTTATAGCCGCAGCCAACGCCAAGGCTAATCAGGAAGCAAAGAAAGCACTAGAAGATAAACTTAATGCAGATACCAAGGGCGCAAAAGACATAATCTCCAATTTTTCCGCGATACTTGATGCTGCAATGACCTGTTATAATGAGGATTCCAGCGCATATGCACGGTTGCAAGAGTTTAAAAAGGTAGCAGTAGCGGCTGAGCTTGCACGACAGCTATTCGTGCAGGGGCAAATTCTAGCAAAAACCATAGCAAATCTACCATTCTTTATCGCTGCTGAAAAAACGAAACAGGCCGAAAATATAACAACAGCCACAACCGCCGCTGGTGCTGCTGTAACTGAGGCAGCATCCAACGCAAGTAGCTATTATCAGGCAATAGCGCAGGCCGCATCTATGGCAGCATTAATGTTGACAATGTTAGCCACTTTTGGATGTGCAGGAGGAACAAGTGGCGGGGTTTCTGCGGCGGACGTTGCGAAGCCTGAAAGTACTGTTTTAGGTGCAGAAGATGGCACTGGCAGTGAGTCACTCAGCAAGTCGTGGGAAATCATGCAAGACACCTACGACATGCAGTACAGCGAGTTATCAGACTTAAACAGTTCCATGCGAGACCTTAACAACAATATTACCGGACTTGTGACCTCTATCGTCACAACTGATGTGGGTAGCAACTTCAGTGATGTCGATGGCTATGGTGTCGGTGTTGATGCCGGGTCAATAGCGGAAATTATCGGCAATCAGGGTGAATCCCTCTCTATGTATGAATGGGGAAATTCGTGGAAGGGGAAGTTGGTAGAAGCCCAATATCAGCAAGCCGATGAAGGCACGTCACAAATGTATAGGTCTTTTTATACTAATTTAAGTGAATCTTTTGTCGAATTATCCGAGCAACTTGGCGTTGATACGGAAAAAGCCCTTAGTTATGTTTTTGGCAATTTTGCCGTGAACATTACGGATATGACCGGCGAAGAAATTAACACAGCCGTTTCTGAGGCACTTTCTAATATGTCCGACACGGCGGCAGAGGCGATCTTCCGTGACACTATTGGGATATACCAGCAACTTGGGGAAGGACTGTATGAGACTGCCGTTAGACTTGCCACCGATAAAGCAGTAGTTAAAGAAATATTATCAACTACTGGACATGAATCAGCTTTTCCTGATGCTGCCGATGCCGCAATCGCCTTATCGGAATCCATCATAGCCCTTGCTGGCGACCTTGATACGCTCACCGACGCCGTAGATAAATATTACGACAATTTCTTCACCGACGCGGAAAAACAGGCTGACCTACAAAATAATCTGACTGAGGCGATGGCGGAATACAGCCTTACATTGCCTCATCTACGAGATGGATACCGTGATCTCATCGAGGCATGTGATCTAACTACGGAATCAGGACAACAAGCATATGTCACCCTGCTGCAAATGTCGGAATACGCCGATGAATATTTCTCTTATCTTGAAGATGCGTGGGGGTCCTTTTATGACTCCTTCTACTCCGATGCTGAAAAACAGGCAGACATCCAGAACGAACTGACCACATCCCTCGAAGCATTGGGAATGGCACTGCCAGACTCAGCCGATGGATTCAGGGCTTTGGTTGAGGCTTGCGACCAGACCACGGAATCCGGCTGGAACGCCTACGTGTCGCTGCTCGCTTTGGAAGATCAGGCTAATAGTTATTACGACTATCTCACAAGCGCCTTAGAAGATGCACTGAGCACGGCAGAGGACAACCTTAAATCGGCATTTGAGGCGCAAAAGGCCG